TTATTCTCCATACTCGCAGTATGGACAAAAATCATATCGATTGTAATCAGCCTGATTATGATGCTCGCTTTCATGAATTAAATGGTGATAATCAACAAATACTGGTGTTAGACAGTTGTTAGTATAATCTCTTATAGCAATAAGGCGGATATTTTGAGTGATCCCAAATTGCCACAGAGATGGACCCGCAACTTTTCCATCGCTAAACTTATGGCCATGGATGTTTTCAATAATAGTGACTACTTCATCTAGCTTATCTTCTGCTATCGGATGACAATGCGGCCATGCACCCGTTCCGCCAGATTTGATAATACTCTTCCAGTTTTCTTGAATGACAGGTATTACCTTGTGAAACAATTCGAATATGTATGTTGCAAACATTGTTTCGTCTTTTAATTTGTTTGTATATCCCTTTTTTGATATACTTCTTAACCAATCTTTATTAGAAAGATCAAAAGTTAAGGGGGACTCTGATGTATTAGGATCAGTCCCCCTTTGAACATTTTTGCTTACATCTTTCTTGTTTTTGCCAATTCTCTTTCTACCACTTTTACCCATCAATCAATATACTCCACTTGCTGAATGTAATAATTAAAAATATCTATGTCTGATATTTTTTCATTGCACCTTTCAATTGGGTTGTAACCTTTCCTTGCATTTCTCCACGGGTCTTCTTTATGAGTAATGGTTTCTAATTCATTACCAGTAAATTCGCCATACTCTTCCCAAACCTGTTCCAGTATATCCTCTATTTCTTCAGGTAAATCAGGTGAAAAGTCTTTTTTGGGAATGTTCTGATACCCGTAATTACGATATTCAAAATATACATCAGGGATAACTGGTCCATGTACCCAGGCTTCGAAATCTTCTTCAAAAAGCCGATTTTCCAATTCCTCGGAATCTTCATTTTCTAAAGTTAATGTCCAGGAATAAGCATAATAAAGGAGTTTTTGCAGCTTTTTAGGTGACATGGAATCTTTGGATAAAAACCAATTGATCACATTTTGTAATTCTGGACTCAATGTGGTCACCCTCTTTCTTTGATAATTATTTTTAACATAAGGATATAGCAAAAATATGCAAAAAGATAGTATTTTGACAAAAAATCCATAATTCTTTAATATTTGTATTCCTTTTTTTGTGTTCATAGTAACTTATTTATGTCCTATTTTACTACTTTTTATTCAATTACCCAAACATATGTTCTTGTTTTTGGAGGTTTATTTTTGTATCCTACATATAAGGGGTGATCAACTATGAAGGAAATAGACATGTCAAAAAACAAAGATCGAGGAACAATAAAGTGGACAGCCATGATGCTTCCGGAACATATTGCTATGTTGCGTGATTGGCACCATGAGCAAAGTAAAGTTCCTAAGCCGCAACTAGAAGAGCAGCAGTACGAGGAATTTTCTTACATTATGGCTGAAGCTATGGAGTTTAACAGAGAATTAAAGATTACTTACTGGAAGAATGGATTTTATGAGGAATTTACTGGCCATGTTCATTACGCTGATCCAGTCACCAAGAGGTTACATATGAAGAAGAATGAGGACATTGAATATATACCGATTGACTGTATTGTTGCTATAAAGTGATTTGTCGAACAAAAATTGTATACTTTTGTAATTTTCTGATATATATTGGAATTAGGAGCAGAGGACTTAGCAAGGAGTCCTGGGAAAACTGTTCCGTAAAAGAGTGGGTATGGAGAAGTCCTGCTCTTTTTTTTGTATGTGAAAAGCCCGGAATTAACCGGGCTCTTTTTTATTATCCAAACATATGACCCCAAGTTGCTGGTCCAAGGATTCCGTCATTTGTTAATGAACTAAACCCTCGCTGATAACTTCTCACAGCTGCTGCAGTTTGTGGTCCATAAATACCGTCAACAGTTACCCCTATGACACGTTGCACAGCACGTATATCAGTGCCGCGAGGATAAGCTCCTCGATCATGACGGCGGACACCCACATATCTTACAATCATCCTTAATCTTTGAATTGTAGATGGGCCAGGGCGCCCGAAAAAGTTTCCGTTTCTGCTGGAGATATTATGCTTCAACTGGAATCGCTCTATCGCAGCTAAAGTTTCAGCACCAGGCTTTCCGTCTGCTCCAAACCTAGGCAGCTGCTCACCTGCACCGATCAACAATCGCTGTCCTTGTGTAACTGATAAACCAGCTTCTTTAAACGCTACTTCGATTTCTGAATACTTCTGTCTGGCTGACATTTTAGCAAAGGACGGAGTGGATCCAGTTGAGCTTGATTTTGTTTGCGTCGGCCTGTCCACTTTAACTTTTTCGCCCTCCCGGTAAGCTTTAAATTCCTGTCTTAGCCTATTCATATTCTGGCCAGGACATTGTGTATTTTGACCAGGAAACTCATTATGGCCCATGACATCATCTACAGTTAGATTAAGGTCATCAATCACTTTTTTAGTACGTTCAAACAAGACCCTTTTTTGACTTGGCGAAAACTCTTTGTTTGCAACTACGCACATATTATAAATGTAGCTGTTTTGACCTCCTACACCGTTAGTCACCATTTCGTAATCGTAACAGAGCTCTACATCGTTATTATCAGCATCTGATAAAATTATTTCAGCATATCCGCCAGTAGACCAAGGAGGACGATATTTGCTCCATGTGTTATTCCAAAATGACCAAAAACCTCCTCTTGCTGTACCTGACCAATGCCAAGCCACTTTCCTGATTTGGCTTTTAGATCGTCTGGTATTTCGTTTTGGTGTTTGCGATCTCAAATCAATAATTTTACTCATTTAAGCCCCTCCTCTTCTAATTTTTTTCGTTGTTTCTGTCCAGTGGGTGTAGCATATTTATTGTGGTAAACTGCATAACCCACAATTGCCAGTGGTCCCAAAGTGGCTAAAAAATCTAGCCACTCATTGGGGACTTCTACTCCAAAACTTGCTTTTAAAGCCAAAAAAAGAGCCGCCACTGCTGCCAGGACGTACTCCACAATATCTTTTAAAACTTGCTTATCCATATAAAAGCCTCCCTTTAAGGTGAATAGTATGAAATTAGTATCGGCGAAATAGCCAGTATCAGAGGTATAATAATCGCGACAATACCAATAAGATTCCTGGTTAACTGATCCCGTCGTTTGTCCTCCTGTTTTTTGTAAGTTTTAAACTGCTCCTTCAGCTGAAGAATATCTCTTTCATTGTCCTCAGCTAAACCAAGAGCTTCACGACTCCTTTCATTAGCTTCATGGGCGGCCTCAAACTTCTCCTCAAACTTCTCTTCAAGCTTTTCCATTCGCCCATCCAGTTTAGTTAGCGATTTAGACAACCCCCGCAGCTCGTCATATATTTCTTTAGGGCCTATTATGACCCCATTTTTCTCCTCACTCATTGTCCCCTCCCTGTTTGAGACATAAAAATAACACTACTACTCAGCAGTGCCCTCCTCTTTATCTTTATTTATTTCATTCAACAGATGATTTTTTGCTTTCTCTTCCAGCTTTTCAATTGATTCGTTACCAGCATACTCCTCAGCACTTAACTCCAGGTTTCCATTAACACTTATTGTCCTTTCTTCATTTTTTGCGGCATATGCTACCTGCACACTCTTCACATTATTGTTTTCGTCATACCGTGTATTTACTGAACGGATTTGAAAATTCATTTTCCTTCACTCTCCTTTTTTTCTGTCCCTTTTAATAACTCTAATTCCCCGACTTTTTCTTCCAACTTTTCTGCATAATTAATAATCGCTTGCTTTGCTGCCTGTTCATTCGCCAGCTGCACCTCTAAAGACGCAATCTTGTTCGCCAGCTTTGCTTGTACGTCATTTGAATTATACGTTACTTTTTTCATGCGGATTCTCCCTCTCTGGTTAATTTATCTTCTAATTCATCAATACGGCTCTTTAACTCTTTTACAATTGGTATAAGGAGTGTCCACGCCCTTTCCTGATAGTTTTCCACCTCCCCGTCCATATAGTCCACATACTCTGGCAATCCTACAGCTTCAAAGTCATCCGCAATTAATCCATAATACCTGCTTAATCCTTCTGTTGTACCCCCGTTTTCCTCAACCTCAGCTATGTCATACCAGCTTTTAGGGGTAAGATCTAAAAGTTTATATGGATCTACATTTACTTCTTGGATATCTGTTTTATACTTTTCAGCAGAGGTGGAACGATAAAAACGATATTCTCCACTACCATCATTTGCTATCCTCACATTAGCCTGGTTACTGGATGTATTATCCTGAGTAGCATTGTTATACATAGTCCCATCGTCTCTGATCCAAAAATCAGTTCTGAAGCTTCCTCCATTAACATGACTCCTGATTTCAAAGGGGATCATCCCAGAAGCTCTGTTTCCATAGTGTGTGTTATGAATGTTATTACGAGAGCCGATTTTGTGACCATTCGCAAACATAATTCCATTATTGTTTTGTGAATACCCCCCCGTGCCAGGAAGGTGCATACCGCCATTCACATATATGGTATCTCCGGTGAAATCAATCATATCCGCATAAACTCGGAAACCATCTAGATTAACACGATCACCAGATTTATTTACTTTATAAATCTCTAAAGCATCATTGAGGGTATTAAATTCTGCATGGCCAGTTTCTATAAATGGCCGGTTAACATCAGGCTGCCATTGCGCAACCTGCAAGCTTAAACCAACGCCTCCTTCTTGCTCAATATTGGGGTTGTCTACTACTAATTGGCTGGCCCTAACCTCCCCGGAAAAAGTACCAGTGGCTCCACGAAGCTCGCCACCAAACTTAAGATCGCCCCGGACTTCTAGTTCTTCTGCCGTCACAAAAGCATCTAATTCGATTCGGTCTGCCTTAGCACTAATTTCACTTTCCAAGCCGTCAATCGTCAGCCAGGCTTGCGAAACCTCCTCGCCCAGGTTATCAACTGTGCTGGCGTCCGCCTTCAATGTTATCTGGCTGTTGAGACCGTTTATGTCTACCTCCACACTGTTCAAACGCTGCCCATGCTCAGTGACTGTTTCACTGTCAGCTTTCAATTCAATCTGTCCCGCCATTGTGGATATCTGGCCTTCTGCTGTGGATACACGATCTTCAACTGCGTTTACTTCGGTTGTAGTTGCTCTTAGGTTGATTGCGTCTGCATTCTGTACAATTTCAGTTTCCGCGCTAACAAGCCTTCCAGCAACACTGTTTGCCGCACTAACATTAATAACAGTTTCCCTATAACCCGAAGGTACAGATGCATCTTCTTGAAAGTTTACTAATGTCCACCCACTAATCTGGATATTCTCGTACATATGAGCTGTTAATTGATAAGAGTCCCGGGTTGACGAACGTATATATACATCTAAATACTGCGTATCGTAAGTTGTATTCGTTAATATACGAATCTGTGAAATTGGAAAAGATCCATAGCTGGAGAATCTGGTTATAAATAGCTCTTCATTCCTGTTGTAATGAGTTTGCGCTGAAAATTCTACTACTCCATGATGCCCGGAAGTTGTATCCTTTATTAAGAACCTTGCACTCGCTCTGTTACCTGAGTTAGTTGCTATTCTGTACCAAGCTCCTTCGGCAGGAACACTTCTTCCTACTTTTTCTCCTTCAACAGCAAGAGTTTCCAAATCAGAGACAGCAGTATTTAATGTATTTTGAGTGACCCTTTGACTTATCATGTCAGCATGTTGCTCCTGTACACTCTCTACATTCTCAAAACGTGTAATTACGCCATCCTGATCCACTTGATATTCTGTTTTAGTCACCATATCCGCAATTAAATCTGCCTGCTGACGCTGCACAGACTCCAGTTCACTGACCTCACCTGTTAAGGTATTCACCGAGGATTGTTCAGCCTTTGATTCAATTGCCAATGCGTTTTGTTCAATACTAGTTTTAGCCTGGTTTAATTCACTTCCGATATCGCCAACCTCATCGGCAAGTTGATTAAAGGTAGTTTGCTCCACCTTCGAACCTAAACCTTGTTCGGTCTGGTAAATACGTGACTCGTGGCTTTCCAAATCAGTTATAATACCATCCTTGTCCGCTTCATAGACAGTTAAAGAAACAACGTTATCAAACATGCTATCTAATTCAGAAATTGTGTAAACAGAATCAGCATCAGCTTTGCTTACTAACTGACCATTGACCCAATCCGCATCCACTTTTGAAGACACCTCGGTCTGCAGCTCATTTACAATGGAGGTATCGGCCTTATACTGCAGCTGTCCGTCTACATATTCCAGGCCGGCTTTTTCAGCTATATCCTCCGTTAACTCCTGGACTTTTGCTTCGTATACCGCCTTATTAACGGCGTTAACGTCAGTATAGTTTTTTGCACTTCTTTCCGCTTGGTCTGCTACGGTATCAGCGTGTTCTCTTGCATTTTGTTCTGCTTCACCGGCTTTTTGATCTGCATGATTCTTAGCGTTACCCTCGGCTTGATTAGCCTTCTCGGAAGCATCCTGCTGCGCTCTGCCTTCATAAAAAATATCTTGATCATCCGCATGTTGTTTGGCATCCGCACGGGCATTACTTGACTTCTTAGAAGCGTCATCCCTGGCAATCTCTTCATATAGAATGTCCTGATAATCGGCGTGTCTTTTCGCTTCCTGCTCAGCTTGGTAAGCTTCCTCAGAAGCAAACTGCTTTGAAGCTTCCAGGTTCGCAAGTGCCTGTTCGATTCTTGCCTGCTCTTCTGCAGATAAACGCCGGTCTGAATGGTCAATAGCTTCACGCATACGCTCTACGGACAGCTTTGCAGGCAGTTCCTGTTTTTCGATACCATCAAGCTCGTTAAACTTATCTTTGATCTTGCTGATTAGGGTTGGCTGCGCCTCTCCGAATATTGCTTCTAAACTAAAGCCAGCAGGTTCATACACCTCTATAAATTCAGTAATAGGTGCTTTCATGGTGACATTCCATCTTTTATTAAATACATCTGTTAAATCCCCAAGACGGAAATCCTTCTCATATTCAAAAGGTGTGTTCATTGAAAAACCTTCCGAATGATGTTTAATGGAAGGTGTTAAGATTTGAGCCTCCAGATAAAAGGTAGTGGAGAACTCCCTCATCTTTTGCTCGCCGCGTACTATAAGCATCTGTTCGACTTCATCTTCTGTCAGCTCTTCCTCTTCTTCCTCCCCCTCTGAACCAACATCCCGGGCATCTATAAATGTCTCCAGACGGCTTATACCTTTTCCTTCTCCAATCATTACGATCTTTCGCTCTGCGCCTTCGCCCTGGCCGCCAACATATCCAACATTTTTATAATCACTGTCGGAGTCCACAAACTGCTGCGTCTCAATCGTATTAAAATCAGGACTAAAAAAAACAGGTGGATTACCTGCTTCATTGCCCTGGGTTAAATCACGTGGTTCAACCACATCAAATATCCACTTTTTTCGTTCAATATCGGCGTAAACTACCCAGCCAATATTAGTTTGCTTCGCAATGCTGCTTAATTCATCCGCTACATTCTTAAAACGGCTTTCCCACTCTATGCGGGGTCCACGATTCTGGTTAGGTGCAATTTCTATAAAATCAATTTTCCTGTCAGGATCATCTGGATTAACAAAGTGGCGGTCAATATAATGCTTCATAACTGTCTCTGCATCGCCGGACTTTCTGTCATGGCTGGTATGTTCCGGTGGTATCGTGACTCGCTGATCTGTAATGCCGTCCAGGGTGACTCCTGTTACCTTCCAGTTTTCTGTTGCCTTACCGTTCTGGTCTAAAGCCACTTCCCGATGACGGATTAACATGCTTTTGTCGCCGCGCTTATCTATGACAAGCTGATTACCTTTTTGAAAATACTCGGCACCTTCCACATACTGATTAATATGCAGCTCAAATTCACCGACTTCATAGAACCGAGGATTAAACTGCAGGGAAAGGTAATTATCCGTTTCATGAAGTAATTCCATATTGTCAGAATATATTCGAATGGGCTGTTGCATTAACGCCACCTACCTCGCGCGGTATAGCCTAAATAACCACTGGCTTGACTGTTTGTAGACATGATATAAACCTCAACTGAATCACTGGATACGTTTCTAAGCCCCGGCCATTGAACACCGGCTTGACGCCTTGATCTTGCCTCAACGCTAGGTCTTTCAACAAAAGGCTCCGGGAAGTTAAAGTTTTTATGGTTGTAGAAGATATTTGAGCCTTCATTTACTGTTGTCGCACTGGTATCATCAAATTTACATTCCATCATCCCATTGGAATACTTGATGAAAGAACCGTTTGCTTTCTGCCCTTCCTCTACTACTAGGACGTGTTCCTGAAATTTCCCCCAAGGAGATCCGCCTGTTAATGAGTTTGAAGCCCGTTTAAACTCTCCATATATTTCGTAGTTCCGGGAACTTGTCCAATCAAAAATAGTAAAAGTTTGTACTCCTGTATTACTTCGGTTAGCAATCGTATGGACATATGCTCTTAAGTTACTTAAGCTTCTCCCATATTGGCCAGGGCTAATCCCAATAGCATCTAACCATGCCTGCATGATTTCCGGATTAGCGCTTCCGGAAAGATAAAACTGCGCTATCCCTTCTGCATAGTCTCCTGGCGGTGCACTTGGATGCTTAATATCCACCGTATTAATTTGATCTCCTACCCTCCGTGCAACCTGGACACGTCCACACAGTTCATGGTCTCCACGCTCATCTGTTATCTGTGAGTCATCGATAAAAGATTTCCCCGTAGTTATTCGTACTTGAGCTAAAGAGAGCTCATATACATAATCATTTCTTGTTAATGAAGGTGGCTCCGGGCTTGAACCTGTGGTCCCTTTCTTCACATGTGCTTTAATATGCCTTGCATCTATGTCTCTATCCAAACGGAGGACAACCCGGTCTATTCGGTCATTATTTGGGTCTGCCGGGTCATGTGTAAGAGTAAGGCTGGAAGTATTGGTATACTCATGCCCTTCTATAAAACCTGCACCCGGTCCCAAGATCGTATTCATGGAATTATTAGCTGACACCCTTAATCCTTCAAAAAATCCATTGCCTAGGAAGTTTTTAAAGAACTGTGCAAAATCCTCAGCCTGATAAGTTCGCTCATCTCCTGTGACGGAGTTAAAGAACCGTGACAATTCTGCCATTAAGATCACTCCTTTCTATATCCCGACATACTTGTTATGCCAGCTGATAGCTGCAATTGCCTCAGCAATCCCTTCATCTGCTGTATATCTTAATTCATTATCGCCGTCTTTGAGCTGCCAGAAATCGCTTAGATGGTCCATGTATCCCATTGCTTTTATTATTTGATTGCCTCGGTGAATTTCTACCCGTTTTGCTTTTGGGTTCGTATCTATATATAAAACTTCCTCCGGAGAAATAGCTGCATTAATTCGAATAAATTCGCCTGTTGTTCGATTTTCAATCATTGGCCGCCGTAGTGGACCTTGAATTGTAATAACCACCGGCGCAGAAGTATCACCATCATTTTTAACGGTAGTTACATCTCCCTCAATGCCAAACTGAACAGGAAAGGTAAAAGGGAAAGTGAATTTTCCCTCATATGCCCTTAATGACCTGGACACCTTTACTGGATCTAACCAGTAAGGATCTGGTGCAATGAATTGAACTACAGAGCTTTGAATAAATTTAAATTGTTGTTCATCTGCTGTAGGAAGGTGATCCACATCTACATAGATAATGTAGGTATTGTTATCGTCCTCATATTTCAATTCACCCTGGCCAAGCTTAGGATTCATGATGGCAGCTAACCTCTTCCGATGAAATGCAATTTCTTCTAGTGTTTTTCCTTTATAAGAAAATTCAATCGCTATATCTCTTTCTTCTAAAAGGATATCTACTGGGGTTGCTCCGTCCTGTCCATAGGAACGCACGGTTTGCCGTTCTGAATCTGTATCTCCAAGACCTGAGACCTTATTCATAATATAAGGGGGATTAGGGCCAAATACGACCCGTTCCCCTTTGGAATTGGTAAAGGTTAATTTCCTCATGTTTTTCCACTTCCTTTACAATCCTTCACCCATACGCTGGTTTGCTTTTTTCCAAAGCCTTGTTGCTCCCCGATGTGTTATTGGCTCAGGGCTAGTATAGTGAACGTGTGTGTCTCCTTTTTTCTGTTTCAGTAATTCCATCATCATGGCCATTGCTTCTCCCATCCGTTCAATAGTTTCCTCCAGTTTATCCATACGATCACTGCCTCCAGGATTAGGCAACTGCCCTGGTCGTTTTGCCCCTCCTCGACTTTCAATATCTTTACCTGCAAGAGCAAGCAGCTTCATAGCTTCTGTGGCTCGTGACGGATCTGTTGGGATTACATACTCTGGATAACCGCCGTCAGCCAGAAGAGCAAACATCTTATCTTTAATCAGGCCTCCTGTTTTAAACCCTTTAGGATTTACAGGAGTACCGTTTTTCCTGATCTCGTAGTGAACGTGTGGGCCCGTACTCATACCAGTAGATCCTACTAAAGCAATTCTCTGCCCTTTCGTTACAACTTGTCCGGCACTTACAAGGTTTCTGCTGTTGTGTGCGTAATAGTGGTCAAAGATTCCAGACTTTACAATAACAACGTTACCAAAGCCACCTGACCACCCACTAAACGATACGTTACCTGCGCTTTGTGAGTGCAGAGGAGTTCCTGTAGGCGCAGCGTAGTCTATCCCGTTATGATGCCTTCTCTGACCCGTGACCGGGTGTGTTCTCCACCCGAAAGGGGAAGTCATCCGGAACTGTGCGCCGAATGAAGGAGATCCACTTGGCGCTACTTCGTCCTGTGTACCTTTTAACTTCTCGACTACGGCATCACGTAACCCAGAAAAACTACCTCTCATGATACCGCCAGCAAAATCTTCTGCTCTTGGCATGCTTACGCCAACAAACTCCATCGCCTTTTCAAACAGTTTACGTGGAGCCTCTAACAGCCACCCAACAGCGTCACTTGCAAGTCCTTTGATATTTTGCCATCCTTGCTGCGCTTTTCCTTTCACCCAGTCAAACGCTCTGCCGACTCCCGATTCATAGCCAGGCAAGCCCATGCCATCTTTCAGGAGCTTCTCTGTTTCTTTGTTAGGAAGGACGCTGGATCCTTTAGGAAGGTTAAGAAGTTCAGCTCCCTTTTCACCCAGAATCGTGTAACCCATGCCCGGAAGATGCGCGAGTTCCCTTCCTTTTTCTCCGACTATTGCCGGACCGCCTGGATGGTTTTTTGTTCCTAAAGCGTACTGAGGAACATTAATTTCTGGAATACGCAGACTAACCCCTATTTTCCCCAGTAGATTATTCATTCCTCCGACTACTTTATTAACTCCAGTTTCCAGAGTGGAACCCACTGTATTAGAGAAAGACTTTATTCCCGAGGTGGCTTTGCTCGCCATATTTTTAATTCCGTCACCAATTCGGCCAGGTAACTCCCGTGCAGCAGTAACCATATCGTCAAAACGATCTTTCAGGTTATCTCTTATATCACTAGCCAGGTCACGGAAACGGTCTTTCATGCCGCTAAATCTTCTGACTGCCTCATCTCGCATGGAAAGAACCCGGCCGATTGTATTATCCTTCATCCGCTGCATTCTCTCTGTCACGCCGTCACGTAACCGATTTCCTAAATCAAAGAAGCGATCTCTTAAATTGGTGAACCTTTCTACAGCCTGGTCACGCATATTAGAGATTCTTCCAATAGTGTTGTCTCTTAATGCCTGAATCAAATTGGTTACTCTGTCACGAAGAGCAGTTCCTATTGAAATGAAAGTGTCCTTTAAATTCGTAAATCTTTCGACCGTATTGTCGCGCATTCGCTTTATGCGATCCTGTACGTTGTCTCGCAAATTTTGAATACTGTTTAGGACTTTGTCTCTCAATTCTTTCGTTCTTTGGATTGCTCTGTCTTTCAGATCAACAAAGAAACCAATTACTCTGCTGACCATTTCAGATACAATTTCACGGGCTCGTCTTCCTAAATTCAGGAACCAGTCTACGATTGCATTAACCATATCCGGGACAATAGAGTTACCCACGAGATTCATATAGAGATCTCTGAAGAAATCAATGATATTTCGGATAAATGATAGTGCAAAATCAATAATGGCTTTAAATCCGCCTGAAAAGACGGTTTTAATTCCCTCCATCATTTTACTTATGTCGCCGGTCAGTAATCCTGCCAGAATTTGAATAATACCCATAACAGTATTTTTGGCAACTTCAAAAACTAAAACTATAGCATCCCAGGCAGTTTTAAATATTAATTCCACTGCTGGCCAGAAAGTTTTAAAGGCATCCCATAAAGCGCTTAGGAAAATCATTACTCCTGTCATGATATTGGAAATGGCGCCGGTTATGGATTCCTCGTTTTCTCGCCAAAACTGGGTGATACTCGATGCAAAATCTTTAAAGGTTTGCACCACGTTATCAATTACTGGTTTTATATATTCTATCGCTGCCTGGAAGGCTTTTTTAGCGCCGGCAAGAGCTATATCTACCCGTTCACGGAAAGTATCCGAAGAACGATAAGCTACCACAAATCCGGCTGTTAAAGCCCCAATTACAGCTACAGCAATTCCGATTGGTCCAGTGAGTGCTGCAAAGCCAACTTTTAATGCTGGCAGAATACCTCCCACTCTACCAACCCACATAAATAATCTTCCGAATAAAGAAACTATGGGGCCAGCTACTTTCAGGAATGTCCCGAACGCGAGTGCCATTGGGCCAATCGCAACTGCTACAGCTGCTGCAATCCCAATCCACCGCCTGGCTCCATCAGACAGTTCGCGCCACCAGTTGATAAGCTTCATCACATTCTCAGTTACGCCATCAATAGCATTCTGGAAGTAAGCTCGTATCTGTGGCATATTCGCAAGAACCCAATCGAGCATTCTTTGGAAGTGAGGCATAAGCTCTAAGCCTATTGAATTTACGACTCCGCCCATTGCTCGCTTTATGCTGTCCTGGGCATCCTGGAATTCTTCAGCTGCTTTTATCTGGTCTTCACTCATCACAATTCCAAGCTCTTCGGCTTTCTGTTTCGCCTCTTCTATGGTCATAGACCCATCACGTAAAGCAGGAAGTAGTTCCTGACCTAGTTTGTTACCAAACAATTCTCCTGCAAGTGCTGCCTGTTCTGATTCATCCGTCATCTCAGAAAGAGTCTGAATGGATGTAGCAAATGCGTCTTCTGTGGAAATTGTTCCGTCTCTTACGCCGTCCATGTCTACTCCAAGGCGTGTGAGTGCGTCAGCATATTTCTCATTTCCTTCAGCAGCCAATCCCATGCGCTGGTTTAACCTCTGCAACGCATTTTCCATGCTTTGGTGTGATAACCCATTCTGGCTGGCCCAGTAGTCCATTTCCTGATAAAAGTCAGTAGAGACGCCCATTCTGGCAGCGCCTTTAGCGACTGCATCAGCATTTTCGGTTACTTTGTTCGTTAGCGCAAACAAAGACACCCCAAGACCTGCAGCTGCAGCCCCTACACCGAGAACAGCTCCTGTCCAAACCTTACCAAAATTCTGTATGCCTTCCCCGGCTTTAGACATTTTCTTCCCGGTTTCGTCTAACATTTTTCCGGTCTTTGTCCATGGAGAATTGGCGATGCGCTGCTCTTCATTTAACTTTTTAAGCTCTTTTCGCACGCCTTCTGTGTAGTTTTGAAGGTTGTTTAACTCTGCTGACTGCTTGTTGAATTCCTGGGCAGCCTTTTCTGCTTCTTTGGATCCTTCACCATGCTGCTCGACCATTTCTTTATACTTCTTTTCTGCTTCGTCTGTAATTTTGGTTTGTACTTCAATTTTCTTGTTTAAGCCTTCCAGCCGTTTTTCGTACTTCTCTACAGAACGATCGCTCCGGTCAAAAGCAGACATGTTATTACGCATTTCAGAGTTAACCGTTTTAAGGCGGTCTTTTAATCCTGTTAACCCACGTTCAACCTGTGTGGTTTCTAAATCTAATCCAATGGATAACCCTTTTATCCTGTCTGTCATAGCTTCCCCTCCTTCCCTTTAGACATAAGAGAAACCCTTAACTCCCGAAGCTAAAGGCAGAAATTAAGGATTTTTCTTCTTGCGGTTGATTCTTTTCGCGAAGAATGGACACTACATAATAAAATGGCATATCCAGTAATTCATTTATGTCTTTTCCGTTCTTCATTAAATCCACAATCATTTTATCTATATACTCCAGTTGTTTTTCAGGACTGAAATCTTCCTCAGTTAGCCCTTCTTCGCCAGGAACTTTTTTGTTTCGTCTGACTGGTCCCCCTGGGCAACAAACATTAGCTGGTTTTGAAGTGCTTCGAGTGCGTCTGGAGCATGCAGCCTGTCGTATAACTCCTCCACAGTGAACTGATTATCATATATTTCTTTTGCTACGAACTCCGCCAGCATTTCCATCATCTGAAGTTCTGACGCTTCCTCATCCTTCGTCATATCTGCCTGAAGCTGTAAAGCCTGGCGCACTTTAGAGAAAGGGATAAATGGAGGCGTCCAATACTTTTGCAGTTCCGGCTCACCGCCGTTTGCCACCTCTTCAGGGTTTTTTAGTAATTCAATCATGTTTCGTTTTAAATTTGCCATAACAATTCTCCTTTATCTGTATTTTGTTAGTAGAAAAGAGCAGGGGATTATTCCTGCTCTTCGTTCTCTTCTTCGACTTCTTTAATCAGTGGCACGCCAATTTTATTTTTAGAAGTGGACAACTCGTCCAGCCTCTTCTTACTCACCTTTTTGTTTGCTGGGCGTGGATACGGCTTATCTTTCCGGTATACTTTGTCACCATCTTCAAGATCGGTAAAATCGTGCAACACGATGTATTTGGCCATCTATTACGCCCCCTCTGGTTGCGCGTCATCTAATTCCGGATATGGCTTTCCAAAAATCTTCAAGAACAAAGCATCTCGCTTTGCCGTTTCTCCTTTTGCATCCTTGCCAAACAGCACTGACTTATCATCAGAAAACCCGTCTACTTTTCGATCCATGAAAGCAGCAGAGATTTCTTCCGGATTAAATTCCACTCCGCCTTGCTTAGTAGATCCTGATTTGTTTGGACGAAGGAATAATCCTTTGGTAAGACCTACCCATTCCGTTGAACCGTCCTCGTATGTCTTAGCAAAAATAACAGCGACATATGGAGGGGTGTCATTGGAACCATGGGCGTAAATGCCTTCCTGTTCTTCAAGACCAAGCAAAACAGATTTATCTTCTTCAGGTATTTTGTGGAACTGCGAAGAAACAGTAATGTCACCTGCTGCCACAGCAATTTCAGCCACCTGGTTATCACCGTATGCTCGAACCGGCTCCTGCGGCATTTCAACAGTTATGTTCTGTAAAAATCGAACACGTTCTGGATTCGTCTCCGCTAAATCATTCTGCCCGAGCTTTGCGTAATAAAATTTATCCACACCTGTGGCCGCACGATAATTTTTTTCTTCCGGCATGTTTTATCACTCCATTTTATATAATTTCTGAATCATAAGCTTTTCCTTCATAGCGCCTGGCATCACGAAAGACTCCGGTATCTTTATCCCATTCATCCACACCAGCGCCTTGGCCAAAGCCTAAGGTCAACAATACTTTCCTTACTCTCTTTGCTACTTTTTCAGTAAGAAGGGAATCTTTACTCCACACTTCTATCTGATAAAGATAGCTGTCTGAAAGAGGCTTATTGTCTGCATAATCTTCTGGTATAGGTACATCTAAAGAGTCAATGACAATATAAACCCCGCTCATACTTTCCGTAGGCGGGTACTCATAAAACTTTATTGGATTTTTAACGTGTTCATCAATCACTGGATCGGCTTTTAATGCGTCATGTATTTCCCATTTCACACGTTATCACCTCCCCAGCTCTTCACGTATCACACGCTGGTAAGCAGCACGAGCAGCACGAGCAGCACGAGCAACAGCACCTTTTCCTTTAGGGTTTGGATTTTTAACTGTGCCGAACTCGTTTAAGTGAATGATACGGTAACGGCCTTCAGGACCTTTCCAGTGAACTCGAATGGTCCTTTTACCGCCATAATCCATAGGCTCGGAGAAAGTAATTTCGTCCCTTGAAGCTCCAGTTTTAGCAAAACGGTTAAACTCCCTGACCAATACTTCTTTAAATACTTCAGCACCTCTGCGTAAAGCCTGGTCTACTTTCTTTTGCAAGGCTTCTTTACCGTAACGATTATCAAGTTCTTTCAGGAGCTCGTCCATTCCGTCAACTCTTACTCCGCTCACCTTACCACCTCCGCTATGACATTTATAAAATCTTTATTCTGGAGGTCTGGCTGCGCTTGTTTGATGTTGTAAAGTAATCCCCTGTATTCTGGGGCATCCACTTCAACATAATGCAGATTAGTAGGAATGAACTCTTCCTGCGGATCCCTGATAATTACGGTTATATCAGAGAGGGTCCCATTTGCTTTTGCCCTTTCCACATCCCTAAGCCAAACGGTGTCAATTTTAGCCCAGGCAGTAAACACTTTCTGCTTTCCGCCTCCTGGCAAGGGTCCGTCATTAGCTGTGAACTCATAGAAATTAACCGGAGTTCTTAATTCGCCACTGTGCACCCGTGGAGGCTTGTATTCAAAGCTACGCATTCTCTTCACTCTCCTCTTCTTTGATCAGAGATAAAGCGAAGGAATTTATTTCTGCTATAAAGTTATCTTCAAAGTATTCGACTGCATCGTTATAAGCATAGCGCGTTCTTTCGAAAACCAGTTCTTTCCCCGATTCACTTGTCGCTATATCAAACTTGCCGCAAGATCTAACAATACGAGCATATGAAAAAGACAACAACCGTTTTAGATTGCTGTCTTCTGCACTATGGGTTATATGCATACGCTCTTTAAATTCCTTAACTATTTCAGGTGTAATTGATGTTTCCATCAACCGTCACCCCCTTTTAGGCTCCTGCTGGTTCAGATGTTGTGAAATTGATATCCAAATCATAAAGTAGAGCAGCTTTATTGTCACTTGGCTTACCATTTGCAAATTGCTTAATCGTGTAAAGCATCGCATCTTCAATAGCCAGTGTCTGGTCAAACTTGTTTGTTTTATATCCTCCGGCCACAGCTGCAAGATACTCGCCTTTAACGAAGAACAGAGCTTTTTTCTCTGGAATCTCCTCTGATTCAACCACTCGGATATTATAAGGTAAAGATGTCACCCATTGACCATTGGCAGTTTGAATCGTATTGCGAGCTTCTACACTTATAGCATCGACAGGATTAACGACCATAACAATTTTATTTAATACTTTGCGTGCCTTACCTTTTTCATTAGTTGAAAGAGATTTAATGACGTCATGAAGTTCTCCCGCAACAACCTCCCCTTTGTCAGAAGGAGCAAAGGTTAAAGTACCTGAAGAAGTCTTAGTTGTAACTGCGCCTGTTTCAGAATCTTTATTTTTCATTAGACCGATCGGCTCATTTTGGGCAGGTCCTCGACCATTCACTAATCCATATTCCAGACCGACTGAGTAAGATTCAACTAAGAGAGTACGAACGTAACGCTCCACATATTCCGGACCAAGCTCCAGCATGTCTTTTGGGATAACAGCAAAAGCTGTAAGCTTTAATTGTCCAATCTGCTCTTCACTAAACGCCGCACTCACTTGCCCTTTTATTTCACCAAACAGTTGCCCCCAGGCATAAGCCTTTGTTGGATCTGATTTTATGAACCTGGTTACTGCTCCTAAATCTTTCAGTCCAATTGCATCAAGGAGTGGGTGTTCTTCTACCAGATCCTCAAAAATTCTATCTTGCGTAGTAACCGGAAGGATGGAGTCCTCATCAAAACCACCAAACTCGATTGCTTCGTTGAAGAATTTCCTTTCAACAGAAGTAAGAACATTCTGTCCGCGTGCTGCTAAAATTTGAGCATCGTGAACTTCATTACGAGCTGCATTAGTAATTTGTTCCGTTAAATCAGTTTGTAGTGCAGTAAACATTTCTGTGAAGGCTGACTCCAATTGCTCCGGAGTTGAGTTCTCATCTTTCATAACGTTCATATAAGCTGCTTTTTTCGTTTCAAAATTTTCCATCTTACCTTTTAACTTCATCACCATAGTTTGTTACCTCCATTTTTTAAGAAAATTAAAAGAACCTGCATCCTTTTTCGCGCCTGGTGCGATACTTGGAGAAGGTTCTTTTTGTGTTTTATTTAGAATGCCTTTTAATTCGTTCATGATTTGTTGCTTACTTGCGTCATTTAGAACAAGTTCATCATCTTCTTCATTTTCCTCTTCCTCTGACGTGCCTTCCAGTGCATCCGCAAAACCAATCTCTAAAGCCTTTTTAGCACTGAACCAGGTCTCAGCATCAACCTTTTCTCGAATTTCTTCGCGGCTAACATTTGCTTTAGTCATGTAAATGTCAATAATACCTTCTTCTAATTCGTCAAGGATGTCTGCTTCTTTCCGCATTTCCGTTTTTGTTCCCCAAACGATATTACTCGCTTCATGAATCATCATCATTGAACCAAGACCCATGTACAATTCGTCAGCTGCCATTGCGATAACTGATGCTGCAGAACAAGCCCATCCGTCCACATAAACTGTGACTTTTCCATCGTGACGTTTTAATCGGTTGTAGATAGCAATTCCCATGAATGCATCTCCGCCAGGGCTGTTTAAGTGAATTTTGATATCATGGCCTGATGCTTGATTCAAAGCCTCATCCATGTCGCTTGCTGAGAAACTATCACTCCACCAAGAGTTTCCGATAACGCCGTATATGGTAATGTCGCTCGTTTTAGTTTCCTCGTTATGGACAACATTAAATTTTTGAGGGATATCCATTAGCTGTTGAATATAGCTCTGATTTTTAAATTGTTTTAAGAAATCTTTTCTGCTCATTTTTGTCATTCATTCTCACCCCCTTCAACTGCATCAGCTGTTTGATAGTTTTTTGTTATAACAAATTTGTCTAACTCTGGATCGTCCGAACGTTCTTTACCAAACAATTCCCTCACCTCGTTTCGAGTGAAAGCACCAGAAGAAATTAGCTTGTCTACTGCCTCTGAATTTTGAATTAAATCCCTTTCTGTCAATCCGAATACATCAATTCGTTCGCCATTTAAAAAATCATCTTTTGAAATTAATTTTGCGTTTAATTCGTCCTCAATCTTTAACACGAACGGGCCATTACAGAACTTAACAAATGCTTTGATACTCGTTTCATAATCCGAAAGTTCTCCATGAATTAGTGCTTTTGGGATTCCAAGTATGTTGGCCACATCATCAACAAGAGATTTTTTGAGTTTAGTAATTTCTTCAACAGACTGGCCTTTTCCTTCACCCTTTGCAACCTCGTTATAATCAAATCCTTTTAATTTCGGAACAAGCGCCACAGTGTTTTTCTTAAAAGAAGAAAATAATCGATCGATGAAATTTTGTAGATTCTTTTGTGTTTCTTCGTCTAAAGATTGACTAGACCCAACACCGACTGTTCCTCGAATTTGATTGTTCCTCATACTAATATCGATCATACGACTGAATAAATCACCAAAATCATTAAACATACCTTCCATAAATTTTGTCAGCTTTTCATTGTTGTACTCGATGTATAGAACTTCATCCATTCTAAAGTTACGTCTAAATGTGTAGTCTTTAACTGTTACTTCCCGGAACACATCTGGATACAAAGCGTATTCATCACGAGTGAATGTATCAGCAATTAATAGATCGTTTGTATCGGTCAACACAACAAGAACTTCATTGTCATAAATTAATTTATAGACAAACCTTTGCCAAAAACTAGCTGCACTTTGATCTGTATTAGGGCGTACATTTAATAAATAATGCCATTCATTAAATTGTCTTTTATCACCTATCATATACCTAAAATCAGACTGACTTATACTTCTGCCAATAAAGTTGATACACGTTTCTAATGCAATCCTTTTTAGATAGGCTCGGTGATTCGTTTCATAAGTAAGATCCAGGTCAAACATTGATTTAAGCTCTTTGTTACGTCCAAGTATTTTATCTAACCATCCCACTTTTTATCTCCTCACCTCCTTCTAAAAATTAAGAGACCCAAGAACAGTTAATGTGTCTTCAATACTCTCATCTTCCAGTTCATTGGCACGGTACAGCGCGTGGATAAATGCCTGGAAACCATCTGTTTTTCGCTTCACTTCTTCCTTTTTTAAGAACTGTTTGCCATGTTGCGTTTCTTTCACATAGACATTATTGGTAAACCACCGCATTAATGGGTTATCTCCAAAAATGAATTTATGGTTTGCGAATCCGTCCTCCACACGTGGAGCAAGAAGAGGATGGATGCTGGATGGACGGCGTATAGCTTCCACTTCAAAGCCTTGCTCTTCTAATAGAGGCCTTAATATATCAAGCTTGTAATTATCCGCAATTATTTTTTCCACTCCGTGTTCTTCCCGCATTTCTATAAACCAGTTAACTACATGCATAGGGTTTAAGGACGGCTCGTCCACAACTTTCATTAACCCTTGTTGTTCCCATTTTTTAATCGGTGCTTTTTTCCCTGTTCCGAAATCATTGGCGCTGTTTGAGTAACCGTAGTGAACATCACAAAAATGTTTAATGGCGAAGGTGAACGATTTAAAAGCGAATTCGTCTCCCTTTTTAAACAACAGTCCACAGGTGGCGAAATCTCTTACGCTACCGAAGTCTAAAGAGCCTATTGGCTTTGAATTCAATTCGAAAAATGGACGGTTAGTGGCGTCCAGCTCTTCTGGAGTCGCTACTGAGTTTTCCAGGTTATCCATGATGAAGTTCATTCGCTTAGTGACGAACGCTGCATAGCCGGAAGGGTTATTAGTTAACCTCTTGTACTCCTTCATCACTTTACTGAATAATCTTTTCCCGCGTTTATTTAAAGGCTCCTGGAGAGCCGGGTTTGCCTTTGCCCATTTAGAGGGGTCGTCCATTTCGTCCAGATCATCTAATTCACAGATGTACGGGAATATCCCACCGAATTCAGTTACTCCGTTAAGGATGTCCTCACATTCTCGGTACTTGATATCGAAATAACCTTCTCGTACATAACCCTTTGTTCCGATAAAAAATTGCCTTCCACAGTCTACCTTTCCAAGGCCTCCGGAAAACACGTCAACAATATCAGAGGATTCCATTTCGTGGTACTCATCGTATATAACCGCACCTTCACGCCCGCCATCTTGTGAGCTGGCGTTACTTGTCTTATATTCAAAAACGGATTGCGTCTCTAATCCGGTAATGCTGCTTTTAAAAGCATCGAATTCTTCTTTCAGATCCTCGTTACCTTGTTTATTTATGGTGCGAAAACACTCCAAGAAACTTCTCTTTGCCTGCTTTTCAGAGTTAGCAACAATGGACACATCGTAATAATCAATCCCATGCAAAGAGCTGATAAAGTAATTCGCGAGCGTAGAAATATAACCATTCTTCCCGCCGCCTCGCCCCATGTTAATGACAAACTCATCAAACACAGGCTCGTCATCATCTTTACGGAACAAAAAAATGAATGGGGTTATAAACGTCTCCCATTCATCTAATTCAAAATACCATGCTTCACTGAATTCTATATAATTTTCGATTTGCTCATCGTCAAAATAGTAAATGTCATCCCTGGGTAAAATGTATCCTTCAATCAAAGCAATTAACTGGATTCTTTTTTTGTTAAGTAAAAGATCGCCGCGTTTCCATTTTTTTATATATTCGTCAACATATTTATTGTGCAACATACGCTATCGACCTAAAAGTTTGGATTTCCTATCCGGTTTCCTTTGGGGAGATAGATCAGTTAATTGTTTTATGATTGCCTGATAAGTTTTATCGCGATTGTCGTAGTTTTCCACAATGGGCCTCTTACGATCATATGGAACTTGATTTTCACTTTGAGAAAATTTCTCATACTCCCCATTTTCTAAAATATCTTTCCAGTTGTCGTCCAGTAAAATCCTAAGACGTGCAGCTTGAGTGATTAATCCTTCCACAACTTTCAGCTGGTTTTTCGGAATGTTTTCCAAAAGATTTTGCAATCTCTCCACTTCTTCCTCAACACGGTTCTCCATATCCTCAATTCTATCGTTTAATAAATAAAGTACAGATACATCCAATGCCTTCGCAATTTTTGATAAGGTATCTAAACTGGGAGAATTTTTACCTTGTTCCAGGCTGGCATAATAGTTGGTCGAAATTCCGGCCATCTTAGCAAAATCAACCTGCGTTAACTTTTTCTCTTTTCGTTTTTCACGCATTCGAAAACCAACTTTTTGTCTATCCAAACTAATCACCTTCTTTCTGCACGCCCCTGGGAGGAGGGAGGGGGTATTTTTTTCTGTCACAACCGGCGAGTTGACCCCCCGCACCGTTCCCTAGAGAAATTTTTTTGTCGAAACTTTTCGGGCGGGGGGTATTATTATTTTCAAATACTTTCCTTCTTTGCTTCTCTTCTTTTGATTAATACAGGTTTACCTTCCTTTTTAGTGATTGCATGGGTTATAGCAATAGCATCTAATGTTACTTCGTATTCATCGTTTTCAAAATCACTGTATTCTTTCTCAACATAATTAAAAATACTTTCCTCTTTTAATCTTGCAATAACCTTCTTCATCTTTTCATACTCATGAATTGGCATTGTCACTGTTACCATTTGTTTACCCCCTAACATTAGAATCTTTTATTTGTAACTCCTTAAAGTTGATCTCAGTTCTTTCATCTTTGCTTTATGGTTCTCTCTTGATATTTCCCTGTCTTTCTCACGCTCTTTTCTCTTTACTTCTCTTTCATCATCAAATTGTTTTAGAGATCCATAAACAAATAAAGACCAAGCTGCAAGAATCAAAATGTATAGTGTAAAGATAATAGCAGCTGGAACCCAGTAAGGAACATATACAGGAGAAAAATTATTAACTAACCAAGCAGCTCCAATAGCAACCACCTGCAAAGCTAATTGATATATGAAAGATCCAAGTAGAATGCCTGCAATAGTATATTTCACTTGTTTGTCACCACCTTTTATACTTTCTGCCTTACAAAGTTTCTGAATGTCTTAGTATTGTCCTGCATAATATCTGGTGGTTTCGAAAGGTGATGTTGCATAATATCTCTTTCGAGTTTTCTGTTTAATGCTTGTGTCCACAATCGGCATAGATAACATTGAAGACAATTACATTCCATCTAATCCCACCTTTCATCATCTGCCCATTTATTCTTTTTCCTCTTAAACATAAACCGATTATGCTTCTTGTTATGGCACCTAACACATAGCACTTCCAGGTTATCCAACTCCATAGCCAGCTCCGGATGAGTCTCAATTTCTTTTATGTGGTCAACGTCCAACCGTTTATGTTTTTCTGGATCATGGTGATCTGTATACACTCTGCCTTGGCGCTTACACTCCTGGCATTCGTAGTTATCACGATCTAAAACTTCAAGACGAATAGCTTCCCAGTCTTTACTTTTGTAAAAGGCTTTCTTCTGTTTCTCAGTTTTGTATTCGTTCAAGACACTCACCCTGGTCATTAGAAAATTAAAGGTCTCACCTTGTATGCACCTGCACATCCAAACACTTCTGCTGATTTAATTAACTTATCCAAATAACAATGAATATTCCTTAAATCAGTTAATGTCTTGTAGAAAGTTATAAACGCATTGGCTTTATAATCAATGTCTGGAGAATTAAACATTCTTTCATAGTGCTCGTTTCCTGCACATGCCTGGATGTATTTTGAATAAAATTTGAGAAAAATTTCATGAATGTCTTCTTCTGTTACTCCATGCATTAATGCCATCCCATTTAATGTACTTAACTCAAGTTCACTAAGGCCTGTCATTTCCGATAATGTAGCAATGATCATCAACCCCTTTTATAGTTAAGTGTAGTTGTTACAGTGAATTGAATTAAAATAAGCGCGTTCAATATTGTTATAAGAGTTCCAGGGTTCATTACTAAATTGAAAATACAAATTGGAATCATAATAGGTGGAATCGTCTTTTTGATAACATCACAAGTAACCTTTGATAAACTCGTCCCTTCAGTTTTGTATTCCGGCATTAGGCTCACCTAAATCCTCAATGATATTTTCATAAGTCTCGATTATCCTTGCAGCGACTTGAATTTTATGTTCCACTTTTTCTTTTATACGCTTAGACTTCGTGCGCCGATGTATGAAAATTAATCGCCTATGTTGATTTTTGAAATACATTTTTCTCTGTTCCAGAAACTCTTTTACGGTCATATCTAACCACCTCCACCTGTTAACTTTTTAAACTAGAAAAGACAGCCGATAAACACACAGCTGTCCAAGTGATAAATATTAATGTCCACCAAGGGTGACTGTAAATTATCTCCATTGCCTCACCTCAATCATTTCGCCCATTAAGTCTCACTCCAAGGTCCAAGGATTTTGCTACTAATCACTTGGCCATCAGCTTCAAGCTTCTCTACTGTTGTTTCCGAAACATCTACTTCTGCAATTTCATATTCGAAATTCCCGTCTAACAAGACTACTCCGTTATTTGCACTATGGACTATATTATTTAGCACTGACTTATGCTGTTTCTCAGTTAGGACTGACTTTGTTTTTAAAATCAAGAACTTCATAACCATCAGCTCCAAGTTTATAATTTGGTACGCCTACCAGGAATCGAACCTGGACTGTGAAGGTAGAAACATCATGTGCTATCCGTTACACCATAGGCGCATAAAAAGCGCTGCCCTTTTATGGACAACGCTTTAATGTGTGATTTCAAATTATTTTCAATTGGGTCTTCTTATGAAACTTCCTATTTGGCCTACTTCATAGTAGATCCCTCCCTTTCACCTGACATGCAGCATAAATCAAACTGACTCATTGAACCTTTTAAAAGGATGCAATACTACGACAATTACATATTACTACGGATTATCCAAAATATTCTTTTTAAATTCTCCCCAAATTCTCCGCACTAATATTTTCCAGTTCGTGAAGTCCTGTCCTTGAATTACCCATATCTTATATTGTGTTACATTCCCTAAACCTCCAAATCCCTTGATAGACATAAAACAGTCTTGATTCCTAAATATGAATGACACATTTATTTTTTAAAGTTCATTGTATAAATACAGATAAAAAAATAAGCCCTCCTGTATGGATGAGCTTATATCTTAAATTTCTTCATTGCTTTGTCCATGCTGTCTTGGTTGATACCGATATACCTTAATGTAACCTTTGGATCAGAGTGGTTGAATATCTCCTGGAGAAGGGCCACATCCTTTGTCTGCTGATAAAAATGAAGCCGAATGTCTTCCTTAATGTATGGGTCCCTATGTCGTCCAGGTTAACGTGTGCAGCTGCCTCACGTAATATCTTATAAGCCATACTCCTGCCAATCGGTTTATTAATCCCTTTCCTACTGGCAAATAGATATTCATGGTCCTCCTTGTCTTGGATGTACTCATTAAGTTCTTTCCTTAATGCTGCTGTCATATCAATTCGTTTTTGCTTATTCGTTTTCGTTTCTCTCAAATTAAAATACGGCTTCTTAGCGTCCTGCACTCTCAGTGGGAGGATATCCGATATTCTCAATCCACTATTTATCCCTACCAAGAAGAGAATATAATTACGATGGCTCTTTTCTTTCAAGAATCGTTTTATCTCTCTAATAACTTCAGGATCCCGAATCGGCTGAACAAAGTTCATGCCCTCTCCCTCCTTCGTTCATCGTACACTTCAACCTTAAGCATTATAGCAAGCCTTAAAAAGGCTCGACCCTTCAACTTATAATACTTAGTCTCCGAGATGCCTAAATCATTGTATATCTCATAATTGTAGGCATAGGAGCTTTCCATGTATTCTTTAACAATGACGCTTCGTTCTTCTTCCGGAAGCCTGTTAATAGCTTCTACCATTTGTTCAATAAATGCTATTTTCTCTATTTCAGCATCAGCATTTTTAATGGCCACATCCTCCGTCGAAGAATGAAATTGATTGCTGGGTTTAACAGGCACTAACTGTAACGAAGCTGTTACTTTTGGCTGATGAGTTATCGGCAAGGTTAATAGGGCATACTGAAGGGTCTGCAGTTCATCCTCAACTGCTTTGCGTGTCGCTTTCCTATTAATTCTTGGTAGTCGGAAATTGATATTGTTCATAATAGCCTCCTTTATTTTTGCCTGATTGCTCCTCCGCGGCGTTCGTAAGTTCTGCGGTTAATTCCCATTAAATCTTTTAGATCTCTGTCGCTAAGTTTATCCTTGTCTTCTTTAGGCTTATTTTTCTGCTTCTGATTTTTCCAGCGCTTCATTTCTGTTTTTAAATTCCTCATATTTTCCCTCCCACAAATAAAAGAGGGCACCACTCCCCAATTTTGGAGAATGGTGCCCTGCGTTCTTCGCTCAGGCTAAGTATTTTGTTTTGGTTTATCATCGTTCTGCGACTCAATCGTATTCAGGGTTAGTAATCTCTAGCTCACATTTATCTTCATCGATGATTAATTTTGCACCACTTGTATAAATTTTGAATAACGTTTCTTCGAGTCCGTGCAAACCATTTAAAACTGCTTTCACATCAAATTCATTGATATTTTTACGACTGTATCTTTCTTCATTGTTAATCATTACAGAACACAACTCACCTTGACTATTTACAAGCAATCTATATTTACATTGGTATTCACTTATATCATTTCTCGAATCTAAACCGATCCAGTGTGAACTATACGAATCATCTATGTGAAGAGTCATTTCGTGATATTCGTCATATCCTAATTCATTTAAATCCTCGATTTCTTCAATCAATTCTTTAACTAACTCAGACAATTTGTATTCACGTTTTGAATCTGTCAGTAATCCTTCAATCTGATTTTTTATTTGCGCTACACCTTGGTTTGTGATTTCGTCATCCAATTTATCTTTTATCGCTTGAAGAATTAAGTGATTATAAGATGATAAGTTGAGATCTTTAAAGTTAATCTGTAGAGCGTCTCTAGCTGTGTTTTTAAGATCCTTAGAAAAGTCACTCCAATTTCCAAATAAGTCTTTTGCAACATCATTAACAGTTGATTCAACGTGTTTTTCAACAATTTCTTGCACTTTCCCTTCAGACTCCATTTTCTCTAAACTCTCAATTACCATTCTGTTTAAATCCATTTATATAACCCCGTTTCATTTTTTAATTTGCTGCACAGTATGCTTCAAATACGAATCCTCTCTTTCTTCACAACATCCATCATTCTGTGATCTTTCCATGTAACTGTATAATCGCCGTGCCCTGAATCAGGACATTTTATTTTAGTCAACGTGCCATTTTTTACGACATAAATGCAGTTTTCAGTAATATCTATTTCAACAATCCTTTTCTTTTGTTCCAAATTGACCCCTCCCAGTGTATAATCAAGATAGCGACTTACTTGACCGTCCTGGAAGGGGCGGTTTTTTAAAATAATTTTTTGAGTTTTTTTCCTACTTTCTTCTTAGCTACTCTTCCAGCGATTTGCTTCGCACCACCACTTTTACTTTCCCTCACTGAACGAACATCCGTAGCAATCGTAGTTGCAGTATCAATTTTCTTCATTGCAGCACCAAATTTAAAGAATCCCATTATCAATCTCTCCTTTTACATTATTATTTTCTTGCACGAGGCCAGCGATAATCGCCTTTTCTTGGCTGTTTCTTTTGATACCCTATAAAACCTTTCTTGTGCTTCGTCTTATCAATTCTGTTTATATCTTCCTGAGTGACTTTTCTAGTTACTATTTCATTCACAATCAATTACCTACTTCCCATCGCCTTGGAACTAACCTTGGTACCCCAATGTTTTTTTCTTTCAGACTATATCGGCCGTTTCTGTAGTATCGTTGGATTGTTGCTTGTCCAGATGTGAACATAAAGCAGGAATGATCATATTTCCTAATTTCCTTATGTCCTATAAGGTTATTTGCGATTTGTTGCCGACAGTAAAACTTCCTCTGGAAATACGGATGATCGACAGCAAATATATGCTTGCACTCGGCGCACAGCTTCCCAGGCTGTCCTTTATATTTTTTCCTCCGTGATACTTCAGAAATATCAAACAAATGAAGATATTCAATGTCCATAAAATCACCTCAGTAACCATTTTTCTGTCGCTGGTGATTAACTTTGTTTTTCTCATAGTAAGCCTGTTTCACTGTCTCTTCATTAAAACCAAACATGTAGCCGAGCTTGATTAAATAATTGAAGAGGATTTCAATGTTTTTGTGTTTGTCCTCTTTTCTCACATACGGTAAGGTTGCTATTAATTGAGCAATTCCTAAAACCAGGTTGTTTAGATCGTAGCTGCCTGGATCTTTGTATTCGTGCTCATGATATCCGTAGTCATTAGCATTGGATAAAGTAAAGTGTATGGAGTCGATGTACTCCTCTAAGAGTGGGTTTCTCCAATTAGATTCATCTATCTTTTCTAATTCTTCCTCACTTGTTGGGCATCCAAGTTCATGCCAGGTTTCTGAATCTAATACTTTTGTCTTTGGTGATTGATCCTCACTCCAAAACTTGAAAAATCTAGCCTCATTCACACATTCAAATAGTTCGGTTAATAGTGATACAGCTTTCTTCTTCGATAAATCTTTACCTTGCAATTTATGTTCCTGGATAATATGTTCATCCAATTTCTTTTGTTCTGGAAATAACTCATTTAAATTCAAACTGCATCCCCCTTAATTTGACTAATACGAATAGCAATTCCTTCACCTTTCCTGCCATCGTTGTAAAAAGTGAGGTGAAACAAAGCGAGAAATACTTCGTTCTCATCCCTTTTCAGCTTCTTTGCGATAATAGGTAGACTAACACCCTGCATCCATAATCTTTTAATCTCAGCTAATTCTGAGCGAGAAAACAACAAGTCGAAACGGTCTAAGATGATGACAGATTCCCCTGGCTCGTTTTTCATGTAGTTTTCAAGTCCGGCAATTGTTTGACTTTCAGACCACATCTGCTTATCTAGTTGTTGCTGATTCATGTTGACCCTCCGCCTTCTTCAGCCGTTCCAGAAGATAGCGTTCCTGAAGCTTCTGTTGTTCTGAATATCTGTTTAATTCTTCAATCTCATATTTCTGGTCCTCAACTGTTTTCTCAAGCTCAATGATTCGTTGGTAAATATACTGATCCTTAAACTCCTCACTATCTTTCAGAAGGTCTTTAATAGTCTGGTTCATTTCAGGGTAAGTGGTTATAGTCATTATCTGCACTCCTCCAGCAGTTCAGGGTTTTCGTATATGTTGCCGATGACTTCTATCTGGTGCAGCTCATTCCATACTGGAACTGCAGCTGTACCATTATCAATCCACCAGCACCCTTCAAACATTTTTACTTCCCCAATAAATGTCCTTGGTTCTCCAAATGCAAAGACCTGGCGTTTAACAAAATCACCCTCATAAATCTCCTTGCAGTTCTTGTCTTTTATTCCGATAAATTCGCGAAGGGTTATTTCTCCATTTTCATCATAGAATCCACTTACCTGACTTTCTCTTCTCCACCAATGAGCTAAATCGTAACAACCTGTGCAAGCATTAGCATCAAAGTCAATCTCCATTACAACAAGCATCTTTTTTTCTTCTTTGTGCCAACCTTGGTATTTAATTTCCCTCACGCCTCCACAACCTCCTTCTCTTCCTCGCCTAATCTATCAATTGCATAATCAAACATTTCCTGATGACACTTATCGCATAACGGCACCTGGCGCGGGGAAACAAGAGTCACTTTACACTCAACACATTTATTCATTTTCAGTCCTCCCAGGGTTTATTTGTATAACCTTATCCAGACCTTAAATATTATTGAAATTCAGCCATTTAAAAGCTCTATCCGTTCCTTGCCGGTTAATATTTAATATGAAGCTACTAAAATCATTGGGGAGCTCAGGGATGTCACGGACAATAGTTACAAGTTTTTTACTGAGTTCAACGTCCGACCGGCCATCCTCCAGTTTCTTGCTGTACCGTTTGAATTTCTTATCAAAGTTTTCAAGGTTCTCGTATATACCGTCCAAACCCTTATACTGTTGCACTAATGGTAGAGCAGCCTTTTCACCTACTCCTTTACAGCCTGGTATGTTGTCTGAGCTTTTCCCTGTTTCACCAAGTAAGGCCTTAACGTCAATCCACTGAGAAGGTTTTATTCCATATTCAGTCTCGAATGAGTCGGCCGAGAAACGAATGTCTTCCTTGTTTTTACTAAGGACCTGTATGATTCGTTTGTTTTCATCCAGTAGCTGAAAGAGGTCTTTATCTGATGAATATATATAGCAGCTTCCCTTGTCTGTAATGTTTGTCCACTTCTTAGAAAGAGCCCCGATCAGGTCATCAGCTTCATAAGGAAGCATCTTCAACTGTGGAATATTCATCATTTTTAGGGCTTCTTCCGTTGTTTCGAATTGTTGTTTTAGTTCTGGCTCCGTTTCGCCACGTAAACCCTTGTATTCCGGATATATCTTACGTCGGAACGTTTCAGATCTGCCCACGTCCCAGCAAACAACTACATGATTAGTGTTAAATTGCTTAATCAGCCTTAACAATTTTTTAATAAATACATAGACTCCGTTTGTATAAAGTCCTTCCTGATTTTGAAGCAACTTTCCCCGGAAGCTTGTGGCAAAGTACCCTCTTGAAAGTAAATTGGCTCCATCGATAAGTAAGAGATTGTCATTGGTAGTCGTTGTCTTCTTTTCTGCTTCCATCACTTTCTTAAGGCTAAGGATTAAACTGCCATCTATAACGTTGGCTGAGAGTAACGATTTCCTTTGCTGTTTATAGGCTTTAACTTTCATAGAGTTTAGTAACTCTATCAGACTGTTAACATCCAATCCTATAAGTTTAGAGCTCTTAAGCTGTACAATGTCGCCTTGCGAAGTGGATGTTATATGTGTATCGCTATTCCTTGCTATATCGGTAGATAACGTGACTATCAGGCGGTGGTTTTTTATTTCAACATTCGCAACAGAGTAATTCTTATCTTGTCTCGATAAAACCCTGGATAAGGAATTGATTTCAGCTTCAAATGTTTTGGGAGAAGCCTTATGTGAGGCCATTTGTACAAAGTGTTGCATCACATCCTCCTTTAAAACAGAGCTAATTGTTCAAATTTCACCTCAGTTTCAGGTGTGTCCTCTTCTTCCTCCTGGATCACTTCAAAGTGTTTTGCCCGGTAGCATCCGAAGTGGCTTCTTTTGCTGTTGAACCTTGATGCATAGAAGTGATTTGCACCGTTCGGGAAAAGAAAGTATTTCTTCCCTTCCTGGAGGGTTAATGTGTCGCCTTTATCGATGCAGATACCTTGCATCATGGATTCCTCCTTCGATAATCTTCGCTTTCTGCCTTAACCGTTTTATTTCTAAGTCTCCTGGAAGTTTAGCCTGAAGGTGTAATTTATAATGGTGAGGGCACATATCGGCATGATGACCAACATTTTTACTACAATCAGGGCAAATGGGTAAGTCGCAAGTTTCATTGTGCCCTGTTGCATTCGCTTCCTGAAATTGCTTCCAGCTCCTCGCAAATATAATTCCGTTGCTATATTTGATTACGTAATCACAGAGTAGGGTTGCTTTTTTCACCCCGCATATGGAGCAAGGGTTTTCAAATACACCTGGTTCATTCACTTCAAGATCTCACCTCTTTTAACTCTGGCAACCTGACATACTCAACTTCCAGTTCCTGCAGAGTAAGTTTCCTTAGTGGTCGTCCGTCTCTAGCTTCGAAGAATCCCTGCCGTTCAAGTTCCTGGATAAGTATTGCTCGTCTTAAGAGCATCAGATTGCCTCCTTCGCCTTTTCTGTTAATCTCTCATACCATTCCTCAAATCGTTTCCTTCTTGCTGCACGTTCTTCAGGCGGGCAATCGTAGCAATGGTGAAACTTACTAACAGAACCATCTGTTATGTGGATAACTCCTTTTCCTCCGCACGTATTACACATGCAGCTCACCTACTTTCCCTGGAACAATAAATGCTCCAGATCCTCATTTTCCTTTTTAGCTTTATCCGCCCTTATACACTCTTCAGGCATTTCAATTTCAACTGCCATTTCTTCCACCCGGCTTTGGATCCGTCCTTGCCTGTAGATACTGTCTAATTCGCTTATCCGGTAGTTAGAAGAAAAAATGGTAATTTTCTTGGACTCCATCCGGCTGTTTATAAGAGTTGTCATCGTTCTTTCAATCCAGCCACTTTTGTCTTCCAGCATTTCCACTCCTAAGTCATCCAAAATTAGCAGGTCAGCATCCATGTACATTTCCATTACGTCATGGCTGGTAACTGAGGTGTTCTTATTCCCCCAGGTCCGTTGCATGGATTTAAGGAGTAAGTCCGTCTGGATGTAAATAGACTTCACTTCAGAATGCCTGGAATTAATAGCATTACTGATACTTGATATAAGTCTTGTCTTTCCACTGCCTTTCGTTCGGCTATAGAAATATAATCCCTTGCCTTGTTTCTGCATTTCGCTGAAGAACCAGACAAAGTTTTTAGCTGCGGTTTTAGCAAGCTTTGCTATCTCCTGCGACTCTTGTTTCTTGTAAATGCTCACGTCAAAGTTGTTAATAGTCGCATCCCTGAAGTTTTCCGGTACATGGGAATAATGTATCTTTGACTGTACTTCCTTCTGCTTCAGGCATTTACAAGGCTCTTTCCATTCGTCCATGACCGGTTCATGCCTAAGTCTCCAATCCTTCCACCAGATCCAACCGGAGCCATCACACTCGTTAAACTGACAATTATCATTTGGTGCAGTGATTTTAGTTTTTCCTGCCTTCAAGGATTCGCTTCCGGCGTTCAAGCGCTTCGCTAGGGCGGGGCTTTTCTTCGCCAGGTCCTGCAATATTTGGTTGAGTGTTTCCATGAGCTCCACCCTTCTTTCGGTTCTTATACTCCTTAATCAGTGCCTCCGCCTGTTGCTTATTTTTAGCACCACTTTGGCACCAATCCTTAAGTATCTGGCTAACGTAGTTAAAGTTTCGCACATTGTTTTCCAGTGCTATCTGCATCGCCAGTACAATCACTTCTTCTGGTTCATCAAAGCATTCTTCGTCCAACCACATGGAAATTTTCTCTGACATATAGCTGCTTAACATTCCAAAGTTTTGTTGGTAAAAATCAAATGGATTCGCACGCGCTTTTTCTTCTTCTTTTTCTAAGTACTTAATCTCTGTAATAATCTTTGTATTTGTCTTACGTTCTAATGTAGGTGGGTCCCCCTCTCCAATGTAGGAGGGTGGTACATTGGAATGTAAGAGGGTGTCATCTGGTAAATTGTACGTCAGATATTCAATCCCATCCGGCACTGGTGCAACAAACATAACGTTATTTAGTACTTTTCCTTTAACTGTAATTGTCCTGAAATCCCGGATAATGAATCCGCCTTCCTCAAGATAATCACATGCGTGTTTTGCTTGCCTTTTAGTTAAACCAAATTGTTCAGCAAAAGAGCCATAATCGCGCTGTAGCATATCACTTGCAAACTTCTTTTTTACCTTAGTAATCACCCCTGATGCTTCGTCACGTTCGATAGTTGGCCGGTACCAGTAAACAATATCAGCTAAGATAAAAATGGCTGCTGTATAAGGCTTACCACTATCAAACGTAAGATGCTTAAACCATGGGAACGGGATAACTGTTCCGGAAATGTGAAACTTCCCTATTGAATCAACAACTGCATTCCCTGTATTCATGATGTGCTTGTCCCCCTTTAGGACTCTCCAAATTTACGACAGTCCCATTCTCTTATAAATTTCAGTGCGTCTTCGAAGTCTATTAATCTAATATCCCGATACGAATTCACTTCAAAAATATCTTTGATATCTTTGTATAACTTGGAATAGTACTTCCTTCTTCCAGAATCTCTAACAGACGTGAAGAGGGTATGAATTCGATTCTTAACCTCACTCTGTATTTCTTTTTGCTGGTGAGATTTAATAGTAATACGGTCCTCATATTCCTCTAATAAGATACCTGTATTTGAAAAGTTCTGGATAGCTTCCTGTGCTCTTTTTTGACTCTCCAAATTTTCGCGCATCCTATTAAATTCATTGATATACCGTTCTTTAAATTTCATTGCTTGCTCTCCGGTATATCCCATAGCAAGCATGTAAAATCCGTCCTCCGAAACAATGTAAAGGGGCATTTTCCTGCTCTGCTTATTAACATAGGAGGACTCTCCATAATTGCGTGTGTGGAATTCTTCAGAGCATTTGAGATTCCGAATATCCCTTAACACTTTGTCATGACGTTTTTCAAAAACGTCTGCAATTGTAAGTGAGTCAGTTACCACCTGATGGTCCTGGGTGTAAACAAGATCAATGGCTTGTTCCACGTCCCTGCCTCCTTTCATTTCTGTTGAGTAGGTTAAATAGTTTTCTCTTCTTTCATGGAGAACATCTTCGAACTACGAAACAACCGAAAAGAATATTTTTTCTCCTTCTGCTGTCACTCGGAAATAAGCCATGCTATCTTCCCAACCTCTATGCTTTGTGGCATAACCCTTATTTACTAAGTCATTCCACTCTTTGTTATTTGCTTCCGCATAAAATCTATTCCCGTTTTTTAATGCGTGTTTTACTAATGAAACCTGTATTACATCCATTTTATTCACTCCTTTTTATGTCATAATTTTGGTCTAAACTGTCGGCTTCATTCACCTTCCTTTCTGATGCCAGCTGCACCGATCAGTTCATATCAGAGGATTGCGAAGGAGGAGGCGAAAAACAATCTTGATATGAACCCATCGGCAAAGCCGGATGGCTTGCCTTGATATTAAAAGGGGGTTATAATCGAATTAGGTTAAATATTTTTTTGTTCTTTCTACAGCTGATCGTTCACGCGGTCAGCTCTTTCTTTTGGCCTACCTTCGGACCATTATCTCTCTGGAAGATAATCCTCTTAATATCTACTTCATGAGCAATATTGAGCAGGAGCTGCCTGCGTTCTTTCATTTCACTTGCTCCATGTTTTTTGAACAACATAATGCTTGTCCTCTTTAAAGCCAGAGAAATCTGCCTCATTCCCATTCCGTCTAATTCTGCTTCCTTTTTAAACCGAACAACTTTAGCAAAATCGAGATCAAACAGATCACGTTCTGATTTAGGTAGTGTGTCCCTGTAAGTTTGCATAGAGCTAATAACTGTCCTTATTTTCTTATTATTAAAATCTTTCAATGGTTGAGTTTTCATATTATCCTCCAAATAATCTGGCTATCATTTCTAAACCCTGTGTAATTGTGTTTGGATCAATGCCTATCAATGTTGCGATCATGATGTCCTGGGCGTTAGTATGTTTTGCCCATTGGACAAAAGTTGGTACATCAATAATTTGCTTATTGTTTTCGAGCTTTGAAATTGTACTACGTGGCATGTAAAGCTTCTCAGCAAGTAATTCTTGTGATAGTCCTTTTCGCTTCCTTGCCGCCTTTAAAACGGCGCCGACATCCACTCCCCTCACCCCCTCCCAATTGTTCTGAATTAGAACATGTTCTGATGATGAACAGACAAGTTATTATGATGGTCATACAATGAAGGTAAGAGCTAACTTACTTTCTCTTTGCTGAGAAGCTCCGTTAATTCGTCATACATAGGGGTGATTGGCTTCTTTTTTTCGCCCCATTCACGCATTAAGCGCAGTGCTTCTTTTTCGTCCTGGTAGGACAATTCAGCGATTAGCTTCGGGATCTCCATTTTCTTGTGCAAAATCACCGGGTCGATTGGTAGGTTTGTTGATTGCATATTAATCCTCCTTTCAGGCTGAATTGGGTTTTTGTTTAACACGTTGAACACTATCTATAAAAAAAATTTGCGATACATCTTTTTTCAATGCCTTAGCAATAGAAAACATTAGCATTCCAGAAACATCTTTATGGTCTTTCTTTTCAATATTATAGATGGTTTGCCTTGTCGTTCCTGCCCTTCTCGCTAATTCAGAAACAGACATTCCGATTTCGGTTCTTACTTCTTTCAGCTTGTTGTTCAACACGTTTAACACCTCCTTGTACACATTGTAAAACACGTTAAACACTAGTGTCAAGTATGTAGAACAAAAAATATTATGAAATTTTTATTCCAATAGTGTAAAGTATGTATTACAGGTAGGTGGAGAATGTGAACGAAATTAGTAATGTTATCAGAGAATTAAGGGGAAAAGATTCCTTAAGATCCGCAGCTAAAAAAATTGGCATAAGTCACAGTTATCTAAGTATGTTAGAAAGTGGCTTAGATCACAGAACTAAGGCTCCAATAAAACCATCTCCGGATACATTGAGGGCGATTTCAGAAGCTTACAACTACCCTTACAAGAAACTACTCGAAATTGCAGGGTACATTGAACCCGAAGAAAATAACTACGACCCCCTCGAAGATTTAAAACAGTACATGATCGAAAACAACATGCAAGACATGGACTTCGGATTTTTTGATATAGAAAAGTGGAAAAAGCTAGGACCCGATGAAATTGACGAGGTTAAACGGCATTTTGAGTGGGTAGCCGCAAAGGCCGAGCAGATGGCTAGAGAAGAAGAGGAACGAAAAAAGAAGAAATGATGCCGCTCTATAAAGTAATTTATAGGTGAAAACCGGATGAATTCAGGGAAAGCCTAAGTCCTTGGATAAGGTAACCTTGATCCAAGCCAGGGAACCCTTTAAAGTACCTGGAAGGTGCAACGCATAGTCGGTGAGCAAAGGGAGCAATAATCCGGCCACGAGCGTCCGGCATCCCTCAAGGGATGAAGATATATGCTGAACTTTATGGAAACATAAAGAAGCACCGGATAAAAAACCGGTGCGATAACAAAATGATAGCAGTCGAAAGCTTGTCGTCAGTAACTCAGACTCTCGATAATGTAACTACGGGGGTAGATAATACACTAATGACCGGCAACATCAAATCAGTTGTAGAAGAAGCCTGCAGAATCAGTCCTAAGCTTTCCGACTACGGTATTAATTTTATTCTTCTTTTCTTTTATTATACCATTTATATGTATGATAACCATTATTGGTGTTCTTCTTTTTTTTATCTTTTTACTGTTTAAATTTGTCATTTTAAGATATATTTACTACTTAGTGGTGATAATTGGCTTTTGCCAATCACATATAAAAATACATTACATAAAGGGGAAATTTTGTTATGAAGAAAATTTTATCAGTTTTATCTTTATCTACTATTTTGATGTTGGCTGCATGCGGGGAGTCGGAGGTAACACCTGTGGAAGGGAGCACAAACAATAACTCTGATAACGACAACACAGAAGTAAATGAGTCAAATAACAACGGAAATGAAGAAAATGACAACGTTGCTGATAATGAAGATAATGATGCAAACGACAACGAAGGAAGCGAAGAAGGCGGAGATCAAGAAGAATCTGTCTCTATTGGTGATACTATTAATTTTGACGGCTTAGAAATTACAATTAATGATGCCTACTCTACTGATGGCGGAGAATTTGACGAGGCTGAGTATGACCACTTCGTAGTGTTGGATTTAACTATTGAAAACACAACAGAAGAAGCTGCTAATGTATCTACACTCCTCCAAATGTCGTTACAAGACGAAGAAGGGTATACGCACGACCCAGCCTTTATGATGGATTTAAAAGGAACGCTGGATGGAGAAATCGGTCCAGGACGTGACAACCGCGGAGAAGTAGGTTTTGATGTTAATGAATCCGGAGTTTATGAATTTATCTTCGAACATCCATTCACAACTGGACAAGCAATCTGGGAAATCGAGATTGACTGAATTAATATAAAGAAAGGCCCTTATCGGGCTTTTCTTTTCAAACAAAAAGGGAACAAATGTTCTTTTTGGGAGGTGATACTGCTGGGTGAATGGGTAAAAATCTCTGAAAATAGGATTCAAATAATTGATAAAGGGCTTAAGATTCCGGTCTTCACTTCATTTAAATTAATAGATGGAGAAATATATGGAAAATTAGAAGGTTACAAGGTAGCTCCTGAAAAATTGACCCCTAGCTACTACCAACATTAAGGAGTGGTCACTGTGCAATACATCCATAGCCACCGAGAAGAATGGGTACTTCGCTTTTATAAACGTATGCAAATCAATCACCCAGATGATATTGATATAAAGGTAATCGCTCGACATCATCGTATTTATTTAAAATACCACTATAAACCCACAACATTCGTCCAGATGGGCAATTATCGGGCAATCAATCTGCAATATGGACTGACTACTCAGGAAGAGAGGATTCACTTTTTTCATGAATTAGGGCATTTGTTGAGACATTCTGGTAGTCAATTATTTATGACTGATAGTTTTAAAGAGTTGCAGGAATGGGATGCTAATTTTTTTACCTTTTATGCCTCTCTCCCGTTTCATATGATAAAGGATTATGATTTTGATGATAAAGGTACGATTATTGAATTAAGTCAGGTATTCATGGTTCCGGAGTGGTTTGCTGCTAAACGGGTTGAGTTTATAAAAAAGAAAACTCATGAATATCAACTTCTCATGAAAGGAGTCATATAA